CACAAACACTTTATAACTCCTGATAATGTATGTGAATTGTTCGAAAAGTACAATGTACCACCGGTTCCAGGTTATATAGGCATTGATGTCGACTCAACGGATCTGTGGCTCTTTAAAGAAGTTGTTAAGAAATATAGAGCTGATGTATTTACTGTCGAATTTAATTCGAATTTCCCTGTTACTGAAAAAATAACAATTGTACCTGATCCGATCGGTCGATGGGAAGGAGATATGTGTTACGGTGCATCGTTAGGGGCTCTAAACCTTGTAGCTATAGAAAATGGATACTCATTAGTTCATGTTGACGGGGTGCTAGATGCATTTTTTATACGGAATGATTTAATTGATGATGAAACTGATGTGATTAGTCCGGATATTTCGTACTGGAGAGGATTGCCTCTAAGGAATCATTATCAGTTAACCCAGCGATGGGGTACCAACACAGAAAAAATAGAAGAAAAATTAAACCAACTGATGGATTACGGTACTTATACTACCAGTGGTTCGATACAATCCAGTATAGAGGCTGCAAGACCGGTTTGTGAAAAATACATTCTATGAAATATAAAGTAGATTATAATATTGATGATCTAGTCCGGGTCTACTCTAGGAGATGGGCATTCGTATGGCTAGAAAAGTACCATCCAGAGGTGATAGAGAGAGCGGAGCAAGAATTAAAAAAATTAGCTGATGCACATGACGGTGACCCAGAGAAGTTCTGTAATGCTGTGAATAGTGATACAGATGAATAAATATTTACATGAAAGATTTTAATGATAGTTTCGAAAACCTCCTAGAAGGTTACGGTCAAAGAATGGTTAAAGTTAGATACCCGTCTAAACTTAAATTAAGTGAAAAATTTATAAGAGCGTTCCGGAATGAGTTTAAAAAGCAAACAGCACCTATAGTAACAGAAGACGATGACGGTCAACCGGTGGAGAAGACTAGGAACAAACGTCAAGTACTAAAAGAATTTCAAAAAGCTCTTACCTTCTTAGCTCCTTAATAAATGTCTCTATTTTTCTTTTGAAAATGGCGCATTAATATACCTGCTAGGGCGTTTGCTTCATTTTCTTCAGGCGATCCGGTTTCTCCGGATGAAATATTCAATCGGTCGTCTTCATGTTGTTTCTGATGAACTAGTTCATGCGCGATGCTACGTAAAACATCAACTAATGCGCGGTCTTGAACGTATATTGTGATCTTCCTATCGGATGGATGATAACCACCTGTAGTATGATGTCCGTCGAGTTTCCGGATGAACGTAATTTTTGGTTTTGATTTTAGTTTGAGAAAATCCTTACAGAATGATACAAACTCGTTACAGGCTGGTAATGTACTTTTATCGACTACCTTCTCTACTATGACCTCTGTAGAAGATTCTTCAGTTATATTATTAATATGATTATAAAACGATCTCATCGTAAATATTTATTGAAAAATAAAATATATATACTATAATATATACATGATAAGCACGAAAAAGTATGTCGTATATACAGCTATATGCGGAGACGAAGCTCATAGCGACGATTTACATGACCCAAAAGAAGTGTTTCCGGATACGGATTATATAGCCTTTGTTGACCGTAAACACAAAACTAGTGATGTGTGGCGACAGGTTAGATCAACTCCTTTTAGTATAGACACAAAGTATTTCAACCGCCGGAATGCTAAAATATATAAGGCTATGCCTCATTTATTTATGGACGGATGGCATATGTCAATCTGGCATGATCCAACACATGAAGTAGTGGTGAATCCGGAAGAGATTTATAAAAATATAATAACCCCGGAGAAAGATATAGCTCTATTTAGACATGAATCTAGAGATTGTGTTTATAGCGAAGCTGCGGCTGTTCTCAACTGGAAAATGGATCATGAAAAAGTGATATCTGATCAAATGGACTTCTATAGAGCTAATAACTACCCGGAGAAGAATGGATTGTATGAGTGCCCAGTTATTATAAGAAATTCTACCCTTAAAACTGAAACTTTAGGCATGAGATGGTGGGAGATTATATCTAAATACTCTTCACGAGATCAACTTAGTATGCCTTTTGTTCTTTGGTCATTAAATATTGATCCAGTTATATTAGAAGGTACAGCTGGTAAGGAATATAAGCGAAATAACAAGATTGTACCATTTAAAAGGAACCATAACTGGGAACCGAACATCAAACACCTAAATTTAGACTGATATGAACATTGTTACTGTAGTTAATTCACACTATATGCCGTTTGCAGAGATTTTTTTTAATTCTCTAACAAGATTGACAGACTACCGGAAAATAAAAAGAGTCTTTGTAGTTGATACAGGTCTAGACCAGAAAAATATTCAAAGATTAACTGAATTATGTAATAAGGTCACAATCTGTGAGACTAAAACAACAGTTAAAGAGGCTAGGATGCATTCTAGTGAGTGGAGAGAAGTGGTCAGTAAGAAAATTGACAGTGTTATTAAGCTGACAAAATTGATGGAAGGAGTATTACCTCTGTGTGTTATTGATGTTGATAGCTATTTTAATAATAATTTTATACATAAGATAGACATGTCGATGGATATGAGTGTATGTAAAAGGGATGAACCTGTGATCAATCAAGATAATTACGTTTTGACTCATATAGGCTCCTTTTTCAGCTTAAACAACCACTCTGCTAGGAATTTTCTCAAGAAATGGAGGGATGAGATGTCGTTAATTGAAGGAGGTCACGTAGAAACACCAGCGCTATGTAATTTACTCCATGAAGCGCGGAATCCGAGCAGTAAGATACAGCATATAGATCAACAAATTATATCAGCAACGAAATTTAATGATGATTGCTGTATTTTTCATCTAAAGAGTGATGGACCTGGGATCGGATCAACTATCGACTACAGAATCAATAAATTAAAGCAGTATGTGTAGTATATTATTTTCAACTAAAGACATTAGTGAGTATCTGTATGATGCGAACTGGAAGATGAAGAGACGTGGACCAGATAATACAACATATACTGGGGCTCATGGTAAATTTTTTCTTCACAACCTGCTTAGTATAACAGGTGCCTTTACAACACAACCGGTTCGATCGGATTGCGGTAGATATACATGTCTTTTTAATGGTGAAATTTATAACTGGATGCCGGATGCACACTGGAAGAATGAAAATCTCTATATATTGGCCAAATATAATGATTTAGGTACAGATTCCTTTAAGAAGATTGACGGGGAATTCGCAATTATCATAATTGATCATGAGCGTGAGGAATGTATCATAGCATCAGACACGTTTAGAACAAAACCTCTATATTATTATATGGATGATCATATGTTTGCGGCGGCTTCATATCGTAGCGCCCTGGAACCTATCGTAAGATGGACGGCGAACATTAAAAAAATAAAGACAAATACTGTAATGAAGTTTTGTTTGAAAGATTATAAACTCTTAGAAGAAAAGTCTCATACTGAATTTGATCTCAAACAACATAAAACATCATTCGACGACTGGTGTATTGCATTTGAGGATAGTGTACGTAAGCGGTCACACAATGTGAGAGAAAAAATATTTATAGGATTGAGCTGTGGGCACGATAGCGGGGCTATTTCCGCGGCACTTAACAAACAGAAATGTAACTACAGCTCATATACAGTTAGGTCTGATGAAGATATGGACATCGTAAACGCAAGATTCGCGATTAACAGCCAGTCTGGTAAAAATAAATGCGAGTTATTGTCTCTCGGAGAAGAAGAATTCCGGAAAGCACACAGAAGCATGTATATGTATGTTGAAAATCAAAAATATGAACATCAAGGCCAAAAAGACGTTCTAGATGATAAAGCGTCTGTTGGATTAGCTAAAATATGTCAGTTCGCGAACAATAACAACGAGAAAATCTATATTTCTGGTTCAGGAGCTGATGAAATTGTATCTTGCTACTCACTATTCGGTAACCCTATATACGGCCATGTTACATTTAATGGAATATTTCCGGAGGACTTATCTACAGTGTTTCCTTGGCATTCGTTTTATAATGGAACTCAAGCATCATACTTATCAAAAGAAGAATGCGTTAATGGGGCGTATGGAATTGAATCTCGGTATCCGTTTCTTGATAAAGCTGTTGTCCAGGAATTTCTCTGGCTGAGCCATGACCTCAAGAACAGCGAATATAAAGCTCCGATTGAATATTACCTTAGAGAGAATAATTATCCATTTCTTTCGCGAGTGAAAAAAGGATTCTCGGCAGATAAAAATTTAAAATGATAAAATACTGTACAATATTAAATGATCATCAGTTTAATTACTTTGAGGTGATGATGAAATCATATACACGTACACAATCTATTAAATGGCCTTGGATAATATATGATTGCGGACTGTCGAGGGATAATATAAAGAGGATTAATGATCTGTATAATGATATTGAATTTAAAGATATTAATTATAATTTATATGAAGGTATTCAATTCTATAAATCAAATAGAGAATGGTTTCATAATGAGTCTAGGAAAGGGGTATATAACGCTGCTTACAGGTTTGATATTTTTCTAGAGGAAGGACCTGAGTGGTTATTTTATATTGATAGTGATGTAATATTCGCTAAGGATGTTTCTAAGGTGTTTGATTTACGAGATAACAGACGAAAGCAAATAATGGATGAATGTGATGTAATTGCTGGTCCGAGGTCCTTTGACCGGTTTGAAGAATTACGAAAATCCGGGGGCATAGAAACACGCAACGGGTCGATGCAATACATAAACGCTGGTATTATGGCGATTCGAAACACTGTTCGAACTATCGATACACATAGAAGATTAGTTCACATGTGCCGAACGCGGCGATATGAAGGAAACCAGCAGCCGTTGAATGAGATAGTTATTGGAATGAAATGGAAGCTCTCACTACTATCTCCGTGGTATAATATGCAGACAGAAATGTGGAGGGACGATCTCTTAAAACATGGGGACGAAAATTTTCATGATTGTATTAAAATACTGCATCTCACTGGTGCTAAAGATCCGGATGCATATTCTTCCCGGGAAAATTTTTATAAATCTCTAGGGAGGCATTATAATGACAATAAAAAAATATGCGCAGAAGTTTATACTAAGTATATCTCACCGTTAACCTTAGGTCAAGAGCTTGATGTAGTATGTTAACGCTGTAAATAATATTATGAGAAAAGTTTTTATCGATGGAGGTTCACATGCCGGTGAGTCAGTAGACCTGTTTAGGGCAAGCTTTAGCGATTCCGAGGAATATGAAATACATTGTTTTGAACCTAACCCTGTTCATAAGAAAATATTAACGAAAAAAGACGTAACCTACTACCCTAAGGCAATATGGATAAAGTACGGTAAGATAGATTTTTACGGAACGGATGAAATAGAAAGAAGAAATGTCGGGTGTACAGTATCAAAAGAAAAGACCGATATATCACATAAGGACCCAGTGAAAGTTCCGGGAATTTGCTTTAGTTCATGGTTAAAGAAGACGTTTTCAAAAGATGACTATATTATAGTAAAATTAGATATAGAGGGAGCAGAATATAAAGTGCTCAATCAGTTACTGACCACCGGAGCAATTAATTATATCAATCATTTATATGTCGAATTTCATCATCAATGGATGCCGGCGGTTACAGTAGAAGAACACACTACCATGGTAGAGAGATTAAAAGCTAAAGGAAAGGACCCTAAATTCTGGGACGCATTAACACCATCCTTCCGGCCAGAGTTACCAGTCGACGAGGATGAACAGGTCAATATAGAACAGCCACCGGAGAAGGAGTATAAAATCTTGAACAAAATGGCAGATTATAGTGCATTAGTCTCTGAACAACCGGATGACGAAGAAAGTGAATTCCGGAGGCGTTACTTACTTGGCCTTATATGAAACTATATAAATATAGCTCTCCGGATGAGTATATAGAGGCACAGATTAGAGGCGTTCATGACCATCATACGGTTAGTGATTCCGTTAATTATGAATGGATACAAAAAAGCGAAGTAACATTCTTACTTAATGACGTAATAAATCCTTATTTTGAACAGAGAGATATAAAACCTAAGTACGGTTTATGCCATGGAGCTAAATTAGGTAAAGAAAATATATGGTTTCAAGAAGAATCTGGATTCGATTGGATTGGGACCGATCTAGTTGTCGAGAGCGACGATAAAATGAATCTAATTAATTGGGATTTTCATGATATAAAACCAGGTTGGGAGCGGCACTTTGATGTCATTTATTCAAACGCCTTAGATCATTCTCATACCCCGAAACTCGCTCTGGAGAATTGGTTAACATGTCTGAACAGTGAAGGTATATGTATACTAGAACATACAACATGTCATGAAGAATCAAACGCAGTAGATCCGTATGGTGCAACATTTGATGAATATAAAGAATTAGCAATTGAAAGTAATGGAGAGATTGTTATGGATACAAAATTCACCTCTACAAGACTGAAAAACTTTTTAATAATAAAATATAAAAAATGAAATTACATCTAGGTTGCGGAAATAAACGAATTGAAGGGTTTATAAATATCGACTGCAGGTACCTACCAGCAGTTGATCGAGTTGAGAATATTAGATTCCTTCGGAGTTTTGAAAACGATAGTGCTGAACTGATATATGCATCTCATGTTCTAGAGCATTTCTCTAGATGGGAATATAAGCAATGCTTACAGAGATGGTATGATATATTACAGCCTGGAGGTGTGGCTAGGATTGCCATCCCGGACTTTGAAAAAATATGCGAGCACTACAATAAGTTTAAGGACTTGAGAATTTTATCCGGTATACTATATGGTGGTCAAGACTATGTAGAAAATAACCATTTCTGGTGTTGGGACTTTAAGCAAATTGAAAAAGATCTTACAGATGTAGGATTCAAAGCGGTTGAACGATACAATTGGTGGGAAACCGAACACGCTCATGTTGATGATTGTTCGCAAGCATACTTACCTCACATGGATAAGGACAATGGAATGTTAATGAGCTTAAATATCGAAGCGGTAAAATGAGAATATGTAATAAATCTGGCGGAGGACTCGGTAATAGAGTTCTAGGATCAATTACAGCATATTATTTCGCGAATCTATTAGGTCGGAAGCTTCATATAGGTTGGCCAGAGGGAATTCCGGCTTGTCTCGCTGACTGGAAGGATCTCTTCGAAAATACATCAACAATATGTCAGGATATTGTTCCGGAGAATTTTGATGATTATTATATCGTACATAATACAGAATTCTTTAAAGATAAAAAGCATGTTATGTGTCACCGAGGCAATGCTCCGTTACAGCAAGAAAAAATAATAGAACAGTTAACAGACATTCTTACTGAGAGTACCGCGAATGGAAAAGATATTATCATACAAGACGACGGAGCGTATGTAAATGAACTGCCGATGGAATTATTATCTAAATTCTTTAGAGAGGGTCTCCGTATTAAGCAACATATATTAGATAGAGCTTCAAAATTCTGCTATCTTAATAACATAACTAAAGACACGTTAGGCGTACATTTAAGATTGACAGATATGATTCACTACGGATTAGCGATCCGCAGACAGATTCCAAGTGGAAATGAAGTTGATATGAAAAATTATATATTAGGTCAATATGTTGATGAACTTAATAAGATTGTAAAAGATTTCCCGGAGAAGAGGTTCTTTGTATGTTCTGATGACCCAAAGGCAGAAAACAGATTGAAAGATTTATTTGGGGATAAGATTATTACTTTTGATAAATCACAATACGTTGAAAAATTTCATCCTACTGAAGGATGGGATCGAAGAGATACAACCGGTGAAGATCTTTGCAGTTATAATGTCTCGAGATCAAAAGATTCTGTCATTGAGGCATTGATTGACTGTCTAATTTTATCTAGAACAAATTCCGGACACTTTCCTAGGGTTGGTTCATTTAATATTCTCGGTCAAATGCTATCGTTAGTAGACTTTTAATTGATTTATTGAAATCATAATATATAATATATGTATGATTATTGAACAAGAAACATACAATGGTAATTTAATCCATCAACGATTTGCTTACAGTTATTTTAGAGACCGGACGCTACCTATAGGTAACATCGTTGCATTTAGAGCACCGATGTTAGTTGAAACAGACGGGATGATCGATGAAGAAGATATCATAAAAGGAGAATTTATATATAGTGACGATGCTATTAATTTTTGCTGGGAAATCCCGGGGTTAGACCCTCTAGGAGCTGTAGCACATCAACGACTCTTCAACACGCAACTAGCCAACATTTTAAGTTCTAAGTACTTAAAGGCACCTATCGAAATGGATGGTGATGATCTAATTGTTCATAATGAACATGAACAGCATGGTATCGTTCAACCTAAGGGTAAATGTAGCGTTAGTATTGTATATAGTAAGGATAACGTCGCTCTCGGCCATACAGGTATTAATATCAAAGCCGGAAAGAAGGCTCCGGGGTTTGCGTACTCAACAAACCTGAATAGTGAAGAGACAATTAATTTTATGACAGATGTGATTGATATGTTTTATGGTATGAATGACGATATGTTTATTGCGACTACTAAGATTATATCTAAGTGACAATATTTGACTATATTAATAATATCCTTTTCCATAAAAAGGAAATAGCTATAACGAATGAGGATAATCAATTCAGCGGATATCTTACAAACCGGTGGATTAGTATGTACTCACCTACTATGGCACTAGTTGTCAATAATTCAACAAACTGGCTATATTCAATATTTGAGACAGACGAGCAATACTATAAGTTCCTGTTTACCATAATACCTAAAGTTAGGCAGAAGTATATACAATATATTAAAAAGGTAAAGACTGAAGACACCAATACAGATGAAGAGACAGAAATCGAAATATTAGCGAGGAATTTAGAACTGTCAAAACGTGAGGTGAAACTGTATTTAGATATAAATAATTAAAATGACCTTCGAAGAAAAAATTCTAGCTGCTAGTAACTTAAAGCAGCGACTATTAATGCGACCAGCAGAAATTGCTGCAGATAACCCAGAGACAGGAGTTGTGATTGAGAATAAAAGTGCATATTTTGTAATAAGAGACTGTGCAATGGTTACAGCTAGCTATTTACCTATATTCATATACGGTAAACTGAATAATCCGTTTATATTACTCAAAGGTGTTTTCTCTGAAAAAGATATTATAGATTTTGTTGCTAGAGCGCAGAGCGCATTACATACAAAACAGTTACTCCATCTTATTTTTGTCGATATTGCTAAGAGGCAAGGAAATGCAGTGATTGAAGCCGCGCCAGTTGTACACGCAGTATCGGATTTGAATTTTTCAGAAGAAGGTATTGATGACATATACGGTGATTATGATTACGCTAGTCCACCTTCCTCTAGCGGAAGCTCGAGTGTCGCGAACATACAACCTCTAGAAGTTGACCTATCTGACAATAGAGCAGTTATTGATAAGTTAATCGAAGCATTTGGAGCTGTAAGAGAGGCTGAACTTAACGGCGACGACTTGGTATAGCGTAAAAACCTATTACCATAAAACATAAATCTATAAAAGACGCTAACATTAGACCTCCGGTCATTTGAACCATTACCCAGTCTGTACCTCCGAATAGCCATGAAGCTATTCCCCATCTAGCATTATCTCCTTTAGGTATAACTACATTATATGATATATCAGGATTCAGAGCGTAATATATCATTAAAAAACATAACGTAAAGGTTATTGTTAAAAACAATATTCGTCTAGTGACCTGAACAAACGGGCTAGAAGAGTTAGATTTTTGATTTTCAATCAATGCTGCTAGCATTTTCTCATCTCTAGCGGCTAATAATAATTGATCTTGTCGCTTTTGCTCAATCCATGCATTTATAAAATTAGCCCCAATTTTTACACCGGCGCCGATTAATGCATTTATTATTGATCCTCCTAACACATAAGTATTTAATCTTGTTGTATGTGAATCGGTGCGGAATCTACGATTTTTACGTGTGGTGAATCGCTCTTCACGCTCACTTTAAGTGCTTTGATAGTCACTTTATTGTTACTAATAATGACGTCAGCGAGCTTGTTTTCAATATATTTTGTTATAACTCTTTTAATAGGTCTAGCCCCGTACTTTAAATTATCGCGCTTATTAATTAAAAATTCATACACGTCATCTGTGAACTCTATTTTAATTTTATTATTTCTTAATCTTGCGACTACGTCTTTGAGTAATAGCTTTGAGATTTTGACTAAGTCTTCGTCTTTCAATAAATTAAATACTATAATATCGTCAATTCTATTAATTAATTCCGGTTTTAAGTATTGTTTAACTTCGAGCTTTACTTTATCTGCGATGTCTTCATTAGTTGTATTACCGAATCCGATTGTTGTATCTTTTACAAATTTTTCAGCCCCGATATTACTGGTCATTATTATGATAGTATTCTTGAAATTAACGGTGTTGCCTAGGCTGTCCGTAAGTGTACCTTCTTCTAGTAATTGAAGTAACAACTGTATTACATCTGGATGAGCTTTCTCTAATTCATCGAAAAGAATAACCGAGTATGGGTTACGTCTTACAGGTTCTGTTAACATTCCACCTTCTCCATAACCGACATAACCGGGTGGTGGGCCTATCAATCGACTAACACTATGACTCTCCATGTACTCAGACATATTAACCTGTACAATACTATCTCTCGAATCAAACAAATACTCACATAATACCTTAGCGGTATATGTTTTACCAACTCCAGTGGTTCCTAAAAACAAGAATGAACTTATAGGTTTATTTGGATCGTTCAAACCGGCTCGGCTTCTTTTTATTGTATCTGTAATTCCGGTGACGGCTTGGGGCTGACCTATTACTTTCCGGTTGAGATATCTTCGAAGACGTTTTAACCGGCTGCTTTCCTGCATTTGTAACTTTGTAACCGGGATTCCGGTTATGGAGGATATATATTCCGAAACATCAGCCTCTGTGACTTTAATGCTCTTTTTTTGTAGTTTTAACCATTCGCTATAAGCGTCATAATATTTATTATATAATGCGTTTTGTTCTTCCTTGTATTTCTCAGCTAGTTCAATGTCTTTATCTTTTCTTGCGGCGAGCTTTTTAGACTCGAGGTCGTCGATTAAGTTATGTACATCGTCATCGAAAATACATTCTTTAAATACCGTTGCTCTGATCTTAGCTCCGATCTCATCCATAATATCAATCGCTTTGTCCGGAAAGTTTCTATCAGTTATATAACGATCAGCTAATGATACAACTGACTTCAATGTTTTTATACTATACTTAACATTATGATACGTCTCAAATTTGGTTTTTATACCTCTAAGAATTATTTCAGTTTCTTCCGGTGTAGGTTCATGAACTGATATTGGTTGAAACCTCCTCTCAAGAGCAGAGTCAGTCTCAATATACTCCCGATATTCATCATTAGTTGTAGCTCCTATACATGTTATCTGACTTCTAGCGAGCTTAGGTTTTAATATATTACTAACGTCTAAGGATCCTTCCGAGTTTCCGGTTCCGACAATTGTGTGTAGCTCGTCAATAAAGATAATACAGTCTTCATCTGCCGCGGCTTCGTCAATTATAGATTTTAACCTCTCTTCAAATTCTCCTCGGTACTTTGTACCCGCGATGACCGATGTTAAGTCTAGTGAATATATTTTTTTTGTTATAAGTTTATCCGGGACCTGGCCTTCAGATATTCTCTGAGCCAATGCTTCAATAACCGCTGTCTTACCGACACCAGCTTCTCCTATCAGAACCGGGTTGTTTTTGGTGCATCTCAAAAGCACCTGGATAATCCGGTCGATCTCATCTTCACGACCAATTACAGGATCTAGCTTACCGGTGGCTGCTTGAAGTGTTAAATCTGTACTATATTCACCGAGCATGCTTTTATCATCACGTTCACGTCTTCGCGAACGGGAGCGTTTCGACGGTAAAGCACGATCTAATCCGGCCGGAGTTGCTGGTGGTTTTTTATATTTCGATCGGACAGTACTGGTTATTACTTCAGTATCAATTCCGCTCATCATAAAAACATTACTTTCCGGGTTTTTCAAACTAAACTCCACGATACCATATAATAGATGATCTGTCCCTAGTCGAGGCCAGTCGTAAGATTCTGCTGCAACTCTGAGATTTACTAAGATCTTCTGAGTCTTTGGAGACATTGTTATGTCATTATGGTTTATATCATCATTACTTTCTGCAATAGAATCAAGTCTCGCTTGGAGACACTGGGTTAAACTACCTAAATCAGCGGCGATCGTCGCTAAAATATCGACTCCGGAGCAGTCTCCTAATTCAATCATACCTAGCAATATATGCTCGCTACCAATATACCGATGCCGCCGGAGGGCCGCGGCTTGTTTTGCTAGGGAGATCGTCTGTCTAAATTTTGGTGTTAACTGTATATCAGCCATATAAATGACTTATTCGGATAGTTATCAAGATTCAAGTATTACTGCTTTAATGTCTTAGCGTGTAATACATTCTCATCGATGAGATCGTCATTGATCAGATCAGCGGACGAAGCGCGGACCGGATTAATATCGATTCCACCCCGGCGAGCATATAAACATGTAACACATAGCTCAGATGGTAGATAAACGTCGTGCAATCTCTTATATATTGTTTCGCAAATTTCTTCATGGAAGTGGCATTCATCTCTGAATGATATAATATATCGCAAAAGACTAGCAGGGTCTATAATATTCTGACCTTTGATATAGATGAATACATCTCCCCAATCAGGTTGTGAAGTAACACGGCAATTGCTCTTCAATAAGCCGGAATGAAAGAATTGTTTAGTAGAACCGTCAACTTGATCAAATGAGTGAGGATCAATCTCTAGTAATTCCGGTGTCTCAATATATACATCTGTTTCAAAGTTGCTATCACAGTGATCTTCTAATGTACGGTACATGTTGTAGTTGAATAGCTTGACCGGACCAGTGGTTACGTCGTTTATAATACTCACCTTAACATTAGTATCTAATAATTTCGATAAGTCTTTCTCAGCTGTATCCTCTATGTACGAGAATGCATGATCAGGTGACGGACCACACTTAAACATATTAAAAGAATTAAAATACAGCTTAATAGATTTACTCTCAACTATGTATTTACTATCACATGGATAGACAATCTTAGCTACACCGGTGACTGGGAGACCGGTCTCTGTCAGAGCAGAAACTTCATACGCATTCCAAGTATCATAGCCTACGAACGGTAGGTTGTCATCACTTATATCTAAATGCTTCCTATTATTGCATCGCGGTTCTCGGACCAATAAGGTCGGATCATATTGATCTTTATATTCAGACACTTTTCCCAAGTGCTTACTTATTCTAGAATTATCAAGTACTGTTGTCATAATGTTTTTAAAATTGTATCCATTCTCTGATTCACGTCACCTATTAAACGTACGATATTAACATTATCAGTTACGAACTTACTATCTATAAGATGTTCGAACTTATGTATAATATTGTCTCTAAATTCATGATTCACGCTTCGTTGACCGTCATCAATAATCGGAACATCTCTAGGATCAGTATAAAAAATTATATTTAACTTAGGAAGTAGCATATTATATAATCTTTCAGCATATTCCAATACCCAATCGCTCACGTCTCCTTTTTCATGTAAATATTGTGTATATACCAAGCCATCCATAATACATCTATCCAATAGAGCAGATCCTTTAATATGGTGGTTGTGTAGGTGTTCATTTAGTATAAAGAGCTGAGTAATATCTCCTCCGGCTTCATTTATATTAACATTACGTTCACGAGCTACTTTCCGGGTAACCTCCTTTACACAGTGATATTTACGGAACCGGACCTTATTACAGCACTCTTGGAGGAGAGTGGATTTTCCGGATGATTGTGCTCCTGTAAATGATATTAACATTTAAGTCTTTCCTCTAAAAGCTCGACCCACATATCTTCTGCCATCATATGCAGAGCCTCGGTCAACGAAGCCTCTCCGGAATAGGAATTACCACAGCTTCTCTCCATAACGGTAAGCCCGCTATCGACTAGTGGAGAGCATTTATGTATCACACAACCAACCTTACTGTATTCCTTCGTTCCACCTCTATGCGTCGCGTCATTCTCAAATACTCTCTTTTGTGGATCTTTACCTTTTAGTTCAGGGTATTCAGTTATAAGACCTGGATGTAAATTAAGAATATTATATTCGTTACATATTTTTTCTGGGATAATTCGCATCCATCCATGTAAAGTTACTAGATCTGCGTCCTCTAAGAGTTGCCGGTAGCTTGTAAGTGTCGGTTTCGAGTCAGTATAGCAGATCTCTCTTCTTTTTACCTTTTTATTGATACTCTTATTATCCGGGGCTTGGTTAGTTATAATACAGTTTGGCCATCTCCCTAAGCGAGATGAAATATTAGCTACTTCTGAACCTGTATGGCTAAATAGTGCGATCCAATTCATACTCATCGTCTCAATATTTTCTTGAACATCTTAGTATTATACTCGATGTTTTCGAGTTCTTTTTTTGTTATATTATGATCAATCATATCTGCTAGAAGCGTTTTTGGTTTATGTGTTAATCCAAACTCATCATTATATCTCAAATTATGCATTGCAGCGATGATTGGGTTTGATGTATCAACACTTTTAATATTGTAAATGTCATTATCAATATAATATCTGAACTCTCTCGCTAAACTGCAACCTAATAAATGATGAGGTTTTTGCCATTCCCAAATACCTCTGTCGATCAATTGAGATATAAACCTCTGTCGACCGGAGGCGAATTGTTCTAGGTTAGTAAATCCTTCCCCGGTTATATTATAGTATGAATAATCGAAGCTGATAGCAATCATATCAGCGCACTCTGCCATAAGCTTATAACAGTCATGTAATTCTTGCCATGTTCGGCCTTGAACAACACCCATTGTTCGGCAATCCGGGAAACGAGGGTGATATTTATCCTCCCAGTCAATCCAGTGCTCCATGGTCCCGGGAGCATCTTCAAGTACATCAGGTACAATATACAGATTAGGTTGTAGCTTTTCAATCCACTTGCTATATTTATCAGGATCGAAGCTCTTTCCTAATTCAAATATACTATTATCGAGATAGACTTCCTTGCCTAAGAGCTTTGCTTCTTTAAAAAAATTAAAATATGTATCGTGTGTCTCGAATAAATGTACAAGAGCATAACAATAATCGTTGTATTCGAGAGATGATTTTAATATCGATATCGGACTTTCGTGGGAAACTTCTATTAGCATATATATATTATACGCTATGTTTCAGTGAAAATCAATCAATATAATGCAACAACCGAGGCACTGGATCCGGAGATCGTAATAGGGTATATCTGACCACTGGTGACCGGGAGCGACACTGCTTTTCCTGTAGGGCAACGATTAACGACATCACCGCCATCAAAGTGAGGATCGCCTATATCTTCAACATTAGGTAGATACGCTTGGATAACTCCGGTGGATTGCGCGAGGAACGCCCGGCAAGGCCGGAAGCGCCCTGATCCTATATCAGTACCACCGGTTAAAGTCGCTCCGCTAGTTGTGGCGCCGGCGATGGTATGAACTAGAACAAAAGTATTACCGGCGGAACCGCATTTACGTGAGGTAAAATTAATTTTTGTTGAATGTCGCTCGATTGTTACATATACTTCATTAGTAATAATACGATTTCGCTGTTTTATACATGCATGAAGGTTTTCGGCAGCTTCTTGAGCAGTTGAACCTATATGCACTCTATTAGAAAGCTTCGTAGAATTAGAAATCCTAGACGCTGACCATGCTTCATTAGAATCGCTGAATGTAAACACTTCAGTCCCTATGGTAGCTGTATCATTAACAGCTGGTACAGCAGAAAAATCTAACCATCCGGTTGCTTTTGTTGGGTCAGTTAATGCACCACCTCCAACGACTTCTGCGTCAGTATATCCGCCTGTTTCTATTCTCATACAAATATTTATTCTCAGACAAAGAAAGCTCCTAGTTTCCTAGGAGCTTAAATTAAAAAAAACGACTCTTCAGCATCACCTGGAAGAGTCGAAAAAAGTTTTTATCGTCGTATATATCATTTCAACGACTATTTACCGATTAGGATCAGCCGTATACGCTACCTACAGGCATGTATACACTCTGGTTACCAGGTGTAAAGGACGTGCCAAGGTTACGTACCACAATTACGTGGTAATACAACGCAGCTCCAAAGATGTTATCAACAACACCATAACGGGTTAACAGACCCACGCGAGGCGAGAAGTCGTTAGGACCGATAGTGCGTTGAACCATGATTGGAATGTACGGGCAATAAACAATACCAGTGTCGTAGAATTCGGGACCTTTGTAACCAAGTAGAGCGTACTCTACTCGTGTTGCGCGGGTTACCTGTCCACCTACTGAACCGGGAGTGTCATTGTCAGGCGTACCTGCATTACCTTCGTATTGTGCTTCTGTACGTGTATCGCGATATACGTTAAAACGACCGCCGAGATTACCAACACGAGCAATTCCTACAGGCTGCGTGTTAACGTTACCTTGAACTTGCATCCACTGAAATTCAGGGAGCATTTCGAGGATTGCGCAAACACGAGGTGTTGCAACAATAAAGTTGGCAGCACCACGTCTGTTACGAATAGCAATTCGATTGGCTTCGACAATAATTTTGGCGTAAAGGTCACGATTACGTTCAGCTAACCACCGAGCGTCCGCGCTAACTGGGGACCATGTGCTGAAACCAGCGTCTGGGCCTGCATTAAGTGCGACTTGGATCATCCTCATGATCATTTCACGGTCGATTTCGGCCTGAATTTCGTACGACATAGCGTTCGTTAATTCAGTATCGATATCAATACCATTCATGTTCTTGAGGTCTTGTTCCAATTCGACACTCCAGCGAGCGGCGAGCCTACGAGTACCTGCTTCTACTGCAGTCTTCTCGAAGGAAACAACCATTTGAGGGATTTTTCCGGTTAACTCAAATTCGCTAAGTAACTTAGCAACACCTTGGTCCTGATCCGCCATGGGGAAAAATCCCAGCATGAGGGGCAGCAGCACCAGATAGCTCTTGAGTTGAAACACCGGTAAATCGAGTATCAAGGTAATTGTATCCTACTTCTTGACCTTGAGATGAATTGCCGGGATCGTTCTGGGTG